TTACAGTTTTCCACTTCTAACCCACTCTTCATAGACATGTTCTGGCCAACCTAAAAACGTACCACCTTTTGTTCTTTCTGGTCTGGGAAACTCATTTCGTTTTGCGTACATTCTCCAAATTGTAGGTTTGCTTTTGCCAGTTAACTGGATCATTTCCTTCCACTTAATGTATCGAGTCACAGTTGTCATTTTTTATTTCCTTCCCTATACCCGTTCTCCATAATAGCCTGTGCGATAGTCGCTGGTGGGTTATCCCAATGAGCATCAAAAATGATATCGTTTAAATGATATTTGCTAATGTCATCCAATGTCTTAGGCAAGGTGTCATGAGGTAGCTTTAAAAGGATAGAGTCACCCGTCATACTCACCGTAATATCAATGATCTGCTCAGTGGTAAAATCTGTTTTACGATAACCAGCTTTCCAGACGGCATCAGTTATATCACCGGGATCAGCAATGTTGTCTGAAATTAATTTAATTAAAACAGGATCAGTCGTAGTCATGATCTACCTCCAAGACAGAGACTAATTGCGCGCTAGCTTCTGTTTCAGCTTTATTAACAAGTTGCATAAACTCTTCGTGAGTAATGAGCTTTTTAAGCTCAGCAACTAAAATTTCATTTCTGAGTATTCGGCGTGAATAATCGACCTCTTTACGTTGGCGCTTTAAAATAGCCAGTTGATCGCAAATATATCGACGTTGCCAGTTCAAGTATTTACGGGCTGTTTTTGCGCGAGTAGCCCATTCAGGGTATCTCTCTTCTTTTCTGTCAAGCTCCGCATCGATACGCATAATAGAAGAGTTGCAATAAGCCAAAGCCCGCAGATAATCTTCAAGTGTTTTTAGTTCATCTAAAATTAAGCGGTTATCTTTATCAAATTTCAGCATGGCGAGCTCCTTTCGATTTACGTTTTTTCTTTTTAATGTTCGGTGTTAACTTTGGCTTAGTAATTTGTTTAGGGTTAGGGCGGGGCTTATATACCCCGTCATGGATAAACCGCCTAAAATTTAAGTCATGAAGATAAGGCTCGATATAACAGCGCCCATCATCAAAATGATGAATTGCCTTAATAAGCGGATCGTCATATTCATTAATCTCATGATCAGTGTTGTTCTTCTCAATCACTGGTTTGCCTCCTTGCAAATAATCTTGTAAGCCCGTAATACGTGACTCGGTTTGCCATAAAGAGTGGTGACACGAAAAAAGAACCCGATAGTGCTTTCGTGAACGGGGGTAAAAAGTAATGCCCGATCAACTAACTGATTTAGTTTTCTGCGCTCAGTGATGAAGGAAAAAATAACCACTTTTGCCACGTTCCGCTTTTCACTCACAATATATTCAATTTTCATTAGTCATTCCCTATGATTTGGTCTCGTAAGGATTGAGATAATTTGTGGACATCCTTTTTCATGGACATGGCGATTAAGATAGGCTCCCCATACATTTCCGATGTTAAGGCATCCATGGCAAACATCACGGATAGCTCGTCTTCGCTAGGCAAAATATCCACGCTACCTCTGCCAAACATTAAATAAGGAAGAGCTAAATAGACTGATGCTATATAAGGTGTTTTTCCTTTTTTATATTTGCGGTCCAGCAAGTCGCCAAAATTGGGGTAACTCCCTCGCATGAGAATTAATTCTGACTTCTCAAATGGCCTAAATTCCTCATCTTGATCATAACGGTAATAGGTAACAGTGTGACTTCCATCATCATGGCTATTGATATCAAGAAACTCAGCCTCATCAGGTACTGAATATACAAACTGAACAGCAATATCCTGGTTGAACTCTGCATTATGTTTCATTTTAATTAATGCATGCCCGTTAGTTGCTTCTATGTATAGGTTATTAATGTGAACAACCTTTGTGACTATGCGAGGATCATCATTCGCGGATATTAAGGCTAAAGCAGCGCGGATTAAGTCAGCATCAATGAGTGGTAATTTTACTTTCATTATTTATCCTCCCACCCAATAGCTTGAAATAGTCCCATTTTAGGGTGATGCCAGCGAGTGCCACGTTTCTCGGCTTCATTCATCATTGTCTTGAATGCAGATATAAAATCAGCCTCATGAATAATGGCCATCGGTCTAGGCATACCTTCGGGCGTAAGAATAGTTATTTTATTTCTGCGAACATTGAACTGTTTGGTGAGTGTTTTGCATTTATCCACCGTCATGCCTGATTTAGTTCTAGCCAGAGAGTACCCGATCCAGCCAGCAGGGATGGTTCCTTGTTTTATTTGCTCAACGACTTCATTCACTTGTTCAACTTTTTGCTCTACATGAGATATACGGCGTTCGCTTTCTAAGTTAGCCAATGCCATAGCAGCAATAATTTCTGCTTGTGATTTTGGTTTTGGTTGACTAAGCGACTTTAATGTTGCCAGTACCGAGCGCCTAACCGCTTTTGATTCTCGCATGCCAACTAGCATTAACTGATCCATGTTCAAATCATAAGTTTTCACTTCATTTCCGTAGCGGTAAAAACTTTTTACCGCTGGTAAATCGTCCAACTCATCTTCTATACGTTTAATGAAGTGTGTGTTTTTTACTTCTGGTTCACCGCATTCGATTCTGGCTGGGTTTATTATGTTATTGAGAAAGTCTAAACTAGACATAACAATATCTTTTTGTGTTCCAATTAAATTATTCATATATTTCCCTTAATGAATTAGATTATTTGAGACAGTAGCGCTTAAAAACTGAGTGCCTTTGATAAATACTTCATCAATGAAGTTCTGCATCCATTTTTCACCAGTATCTTTTTCATGTTGGTCATTACTGATATAGAACTTCCATATAGCCGAGTAGCCATCATTAGGGCGCTTCTCTAAGATCATATTTTCAATTTGATGAATCAGGAGCGTTTCAATAATTTCTTCATCAATTGCAATAACGTTATTCTCATGACGAAATGCATAGGTGCTGGTGATCCCTGGTCCAAATCGTACTAGGCAAGAGGTTAAGTATTTATTTGCTTCAATAGTTCTTAAATTATCAACAATGTGCTTAACAAATATCTCTTGTTCTTCTGGTGTTAATTTACGATTTGATTTCATCGCTTTTTTATCTAATAAATAGGCTGGGAAACCTTTTTCTTTTAAATATTCGATGATTTCATCTGGTGTCATTTTTTTACTATTCACAATAACCCTCCCGGTATTTTAATTCTGGCTTTATCTAAACAACGCTTTGACGATTGATTACTTATTTTTTGTTGATAACTCATTGCGCCTTTAGCTGGTGGATCTGCGATAATAAAAGCTTGGTTATATTGCTCTAGTGCGCGTCTATAAAATCCTTTTCCCTCTAACTGCTTGCCTTTTTTCATGAATTCAGAATACGTCATGATATTTATATTCCTCTCCATTTAAGTAAGGTGGTAAATATTCAACAATATAATCAATCATGAATTTTCCCATTTCAGAAATAGAACCATTAGATTTATATAAACGTTCATAGGTGTTATAGATATCTTTATCACTCCACTTACAACGTTGACGGCAATCTTTTTCTTCATAGATATCACGGAAGAAGTTATTTAAATTTTCAAAGCTAATTTTTGTAATAATATTTTTATTATTTACCTTTGATTTAAACTCAGCTTTCTTTCCATTTTGTTTAATATAAATAAGCACTGAGTTGATAAAACGCTTTCTTCTTATTTCAAGTAAATTAACTTTATCCATGTTGCTTACTCCTGATTTAGAGCGCAGCAATCCCTAGCATGAACGCTATAATTAATTTTTATTTAGTGGATGATTTATTTATTGGTTAAAGCATTATTTAATTCGTAATATAGTCTATCAGCTTCTTTTTCTGCATCATCATATTTAGCGACAGCTTTAGCATATTCTTTTTGTAATCGTTCAATATTACGCTCTTGCTTTAATCGCTCTTGGAGTTCGGTTAGTTTAGCTTCCTTGCGATCCATAAAGTGTTCGGTAGGTTCGCCACGCTTAAAAGCGATTGTGCCATTTTCAAGTTCGCATTGTTCACCTTCATAGTTAGTCTCAATGCCTTCCTTATGAAGTTCACGCTCGGTGAGGATATTTGCTAGCTTATTTAATGCTGAACGCTCACTTAAGTAAGCACGATTAGCACCTGAAATAATATAAACAGGGCGCATAGCAATAGTAATTTGATTGTCAGTTGCTTTCTCAATAGCTTCGTGTTGTCTGCTCATTTTCTTGTTCCTTTTATTTTTCGATTTGATATTTCGTATTCAATTCCACCAAGTCTGTCATTTAATATTGATATAAATGACGATAGCTGACTTACAGATAATCCCACATCCCCAAGATGATCTTTACCATCGGGATAATTTTCATTAGCATCAGCCCAAAACATAAACTCACCGAATATATTCATTCCTGTAACAAGTGAATCGATAGCTAAATCTAAATTACCTCTTAAGTTACCCAGTTCACCTTCTGTTAATTTACTTAAATCAGGAAGAGTAACTAAGTCATCAATATTCATTAAGCCTCCGTGAAACTTACTTTTTCATAAACAGTTTCTAAATTTAATTTGGCTGACTGGATTAAATTTGTAATTTGAATATCGTAATTTTTAATGTGACCGCTTTCTTCAGAGACTTTTAAATTAATTGCAGTTTCTAATGTATTTAAAATACACCCGACAGCCGTTTCAATTGTATCGTTATTACTGATTTTAATTTCACCGATAGGCTTTGGTGATTTGTCAATATTAATGCTTGATACATTTTCTTTAGCTCTTTCTATATTGGCTACTGCAGATTCAATCGCATTAAACATATTATCGCTAGGTGTTACGTTATCGTTGATAATGAGATTTAAAATAGAAGTCGCATAAAGTAATTCATCACAAGCGGATTGCTTTAGTTCAGTGTTATTCATTGCCATTATCTCTCTGTGCATTTTCTTCAAGAATCCAGTTAACAACATCACCAGATAATTCATGCGCTAGTTCTATTAAAGTTTCAACATCAGGGCTTTCAGGAACTCGAAGATTATTCAGTTGAAATAAAAGCGCATTTAATTGAGAGCTTTTTTTTGTAACAGCTTCTAAGTTGAGTTCGTGAGCCATAATTAAGCCTCGCAAGGAAATTGAGCAGAGAAAACAACATTACCACCAAGTAATTCTTTAGCTTGTTCAGCGCTGGTGGCCATAACTTCTTTTTTCTCTGGACACTCTGTTTTAGTCCAGAAACGAAACAAGAACATAGGTAGCATTACGCCTGTATGTATGTCAGGTTTCGATAAATTAGTGGTTGCGGTAGAATGTACATTGGTCATATTTGTACCTTTATTTTCAATTGACATGATAAATAATAGTTTAAGTATTATTTTATTTCAATACTTAAAGTATTGAATGTTGTTTTTAGTATAAAAGCTATTGATATTTCAGATAATTTATTTTCAAATAAATCTCAGATTGGAATGCAGATCACTTCTTTGGCGGGGAGAGGGCACAAAAAAGCCCTCGCGGGGAGGGCTGTTGTTGTTTTATACATAAAGCTTAATCATCTTGGTTATTGTTTTTTTTATTGTGTATAACCAATCGTTCTGGAGCACTATGCATTTTATCTATCATAAAATACATCCCAAGAATTGTTGTATAAATAATATTGCATATAACTGATATATATATAAACACTAGACCTATTTTCAACCAAGAAGCCTTTAATAATTCAAATTGCCCTAAGTTACCTTGGATTAGTTGTATAGCTCCGCCAGCAAAATACATCATTATGCTCATAAAGGCTAAATAACCAAATAGATAAGAAAGGAACTTTCTTCTAGTTAACTCATCCCCTTTCAGTGTTGGGGGATCTCCTTTCATTACATCATCCATACCATCTTTTTGGAATGTAGATACAGCGGCCATAGATGCAATATAAAATCCTGATAATATTTGTAAAATCCCATTTACGACGGAAACTAAGCTATCTTTACCTATCAAATTTACTTTGTTAGGTAAAAAACAAATAACTAGAGTTATTAGTACTGAAGTAATTATTGGCAATACAAAATCAAAGTAACGTTTTTCAGGGTGGCTTATGCGAACATATGATATTGGTGTAAACAGCTTTGAAATAACATACATAACCCCTCCAATTTTTACTTATTAAAATACCCAACCATTTTACTGATTAGCTCATCATGGAATTTCTCTTGGCAGATTTCTATAGGTGTAGCTAAAATTACTTTGTCTCTTTCTGCTAGCTGCGCAGCTGCAATATCTTGAAGGCTGAGAGCCTTATCTATATTCACAAAATTGGTTGAAGTTCTTCTATTTATATCTCTATGTGAGATGCGCAAAGTAGTATATTCCATACCTCGTAGTGTATCACATATATCCTTCAAGTATTGTAAAGCTTTGTTACCAATGCCAATATTTGTCGATAGCCTCAGTGTTTGCTCTTCAATTTTAATTTTATTATTACTATCAATGTATTTTTGTTTATAGCTTCTAACTGCTACTAGTCCACATACCTTACCTGCGGACAACTGTTTTCCTAATGTTTTCTCTGCCGCAAAATCAATCTTAAACATAGGTCGGCATTTTAGCTCTTTTTTATTATTGCCACGATGAAATCCAAAATGATTATCAGATAAAAAGCTATTCAATGCTTGCCCTATTATCGCACGAGTGATTCCTGGTATCTCTTCTAACATCGCATCATAATGGTTTGGAAATGCCTTGTTATTAGGCTCTTTCTTTATAATCAAGTGCGCTGTACAACCTAAACCTTCGCCTTCTTGTTTTTTAGCAACTCTCCTACCCCCTGTTTTTATATTTGTGAAAGCAGGGTCTGAAACATCTTTGTTAGCATACTGAAATAGCAGAAATAAGTAGTTATCATCCTCTTTTATTGATAATAACCTAATTCCAGATCTCCCCTTATTCATTTCATAAATCATATCCTTACGACCACTTATTGATTCAGCGCTGTCCTTGTGCTCCCTAATAAGTAAAGGTATACATTCTTTTAATGGAATATTGGGAGCATCTGCAGGATAACTGTTAATGCTGATAACGCATTTTATAACAAATCGCTCATTATCACCGAGGAGCATAAAAAATCCTTAATTAAGTAAAACCGTATAAACAAGCAGATCACCAGATGAACTATGCTTTTATTTTCATGTAAATAACATATTTACCTGGTGATAACTAAGGTATATGTTTGTTTAAAACCACACACTAAAACGTGTCGTCAGGTATCAAAACCACGCTATGCTAACGGCGATATAAAGTACAAATACCCAGAATGCACCTTTTACCAATAGGTAAATTAGATTCCAGATTGCTGTATCCAAATTCACTAAAGCCTGAAAAAAATCATTTATATGTTTCATTAAAACGTGTCGTCAGGCCATTGTGTTACACAAAACGCATCATCATCTGAACAACAACACCAATGATCTTACAGTTGCCATTGATCGTAATAACTGGGTAAGCTGGGTTCAGTGCTTTAAGATATTTAGCGCCATCCATAACAAGTTTTTTGAATGTTGCTTCATTTGTTTCAGTCAGTTTAGCTATCACCAAACTTCCATTTATAGGCTCTCTTCCTGTATCAACAAGAACTAGCGATCCCTCTGGAATACTTACTCCAGCTGGGGCTGTCATTGAATCACCTTCAACCTTAAGCCAAAAAGCAGATCCCTGAACAGCGACTTCAGACTCGTACCATTCGTCAATCTCACTCAACGTATATGGTTCACAGGCCTCGGTCCAATTCCCCGCCTGAACAAAGCTAATAACGGGGTATTTAGGGGCTGGTCTATAAGGTCTTGGATTACTAACATTTGCATCAAATCCTTTTGATAACTCTGTTATTTCTTTAGCTAAGGATGGGCTAAACTCAGATATTGATACTTGTAGTTTTTTAGCAAAAACAGAGGCAATTTGTAAGTTAAGAGCATTTCGGCCATTAAGATAATGGCCAACGGCTCCTTGACTAATATCTAGTTCATCAGCTATTTGCTGCTGAGTTAGATTAAGCTCTTTTTTCTTTAACTCATACAAAGCTTTCAACCTATAGCAGTCTTCAAGCTGTTCTGTCGTCAGTTTTTTCTCTAATTTCATGAATACATCCTAATACTATTAATATTAATATTCCAATACCGTAAGTATTGATTATAATAATATCTATAGTATTATTCTGTTTATGGAGGTATTAAATGCAAAAAGAACTTTTATCCGAGTTTGTTAGAAAAAATGGGCAAGGAAGAACTGCAGAGCTACTTGGCGTACATCAAACTGCAATTAGCCAAGCTTTACGAAAAGGGCGAATTATTTACATTTCCACTAATGGCTTAGGAGGGTATGAAGCTGAAGAAATAAAGCCATTTCCAAACAAAATCAAGGAGCAATTAGGTGCACCAAATCAACATGCCGATGCCTGAACATTACTTCCCTGATGATGCTAAGTGGATTCAGGAACAACTTACAAAGTTAAGCCCAAGCATGAGGCAGAAGGCATTAGTTAAATATTCAGAAGTGTATCAAACGGAATGGGAACGAGAACAAGTTCCCTACCGTAAAGACAACAAAGCTCGCCATGAAGCTAACGTCAGATTAAGAGAGTTCATAAAGCGTTATCAGAGAGCAATGCAAGGGTATACAGCAAAGCCGTTATCGATTTAGCAGTAATTAGATTTAGGAGGTGTTGGAGGTTAAGACGTTTAGCCGTCTAGATTGTTTTCTGGGGAAGAGGGGAAAACTTTCTAAGGGGGTTTGGGGGTTGATCTTTGAAAGGGGTGTTAGGGAAGGCACAGCCAAGGGAGTGAGTAGATCTTAAATATAGATCTCTATAGGTGTTAAAAAGCCACTAGCCGTTTAGACGTCCAAAGAAATAAAAATAAATCCCTTCCTTTGGCAGTGCTAATTATCAAATGAGGAAACCGATGTTAACAATCACACCAAATTTTGCACAGGAACGCGGATTGACGATGTTACGTCAGGCATGGAAGCAAAATAGAACATTCATGATTTATAGCCCAACAGGAAGCGGAAAAACGGCATTAGCCGCGTTTATTACTGACGGACATATTCAGCGTGGAATGAGAGTGATGTTTCTTGTTCCTTACACAATTTTGATTGATCAAACAGCCAGCCGTTTTATTGAGTATGGGTTGCCAGCCGAAGAGATTAGCTATGTATGGCGCGATCATCCTAATTACGATCCGACCCGTTTTATTCAGATAGCGTCAGCAGATACCGTTATTCGTAGAGATTTTCCAGACAACATCGATTTACTCATTATCGATGAGGCGCATTTACGCCGTAAGAAAATATTAGAAGTGATCAGTGAAAGTGAATTCAAGGTAATTGGTTTGTCCGGTACGCCTTTTGCGCCATTTCTTGGTCATTACTACGAAACACTAATCAAGCCCACCACCATGAAAGAGTTAATCAAGCGTGGTGATTTAAGCTCATACGAGTTCTATGCACCAACTAAACCAGACTTATCAAAAGTAAAATCGTCCAGCAACGCAGAGTTCGGCAGTGATTACAAAGAAGCTGAAATTGCTGAAATCATGAGTGGTGCTGATTTGGTGGGAGATATTGTTGATAACTGGCTGGTGAATGGTCGAAACCTACCTACGATTTGCTTTTGCGTCACAGTCAGTCATGCCAATTTTGTCACTGTTGAGTTTAACCGTGCAGGTGTGAATGCCGAGGTGATCACTGCAGATACGCCACATGATGAGCGTCAAATTATTATTCACAGGTTTGAGCAGGGCGCGACCAAGGTGCTTGTAAGTGTAGGAACATTGATTGCCGGCTTTGATAGTGATGTCCGTTGCATTATTTACGCTCGTCCGACTAAATCAGAAATTCGTTGGTGTCAGGCTATTGGTAGAGGATTGCGTACCGCACCAGGAAAAGAGGCTTGCCTTATTTTCGATCACTCCGGTTCTGTTCACCGTTTAGGTTATCCCGATGATATTGAATATGACGAACTGCCTACCAAAAACGACGGTATGAGTGAATCTTCGTCTAGCAGAGAGCAAGAAAAACGAGAGAAGAAACCGAAAGAATGTTCCTCTTGCCATTACATGAAACCTGCAGGTGTTTATGTTTGCCCTAAATGTGGGTTTAAACCTTTAGTGGGTGAAGATATCGATGTTGATACTAGCCGAAACATCAAAAAGTTGAATAAAAAAGAGCGCACTTATACCCGTGAAGATAAGCAAAGCTGGTGGTCTCAATTGAAATACTACCAGAATCAACGTGCGACACAGGGTAAGCCGATCAGCGATGGTTGGGTATCCAATACTTTCAAAGACAAATTTGGTGTATGGCCACAAGGTTTTCATGACACACCACAAGAAATTACACCCGAAGTGAGCAACTTTATTAAATACAAACAAATTGCCTTTGCTAAATCTCGCAAGAAGGCACAAGTCAATATTCAAAAATTACGCACTCAAATTAGCCACCAGCCACAGCAAGGAGGTTTACTGTGAATACAATTGATGCCGTAAAAGGGCTATGGGCAAAAATATTTGCACATTATGGATTACCTCCTATAACGGGGCGTAAGCACTTTAAAGGAAAGTGCCCTATCTGCGGACAAAAAGGAAAATTCCGTATTGATGATAAGGACGGGCGAGGAACTTACATCTGTACGTGTGGTTCGGGTAATGGATTCCAATTACTGGAAAGAACACAGGGTAAAGACTTTAAAACATTAGCAGATGAAATTGATGTGTTGATTGGTAATCACCGAGAAAAAGAAGTACCAACAACAAAAGAGAAACCAAAAGGGAATTTATTTCAACGCATCACCGGCTGTTATTCCAAATTACCAACACTGAAAAATACACCCGCCATGCAGTATTTACAGAACCGAGGCGTTTTTGAATTACCTACGGATAATGTTCGTTATTGTGCTCATCAACCTGTTCGTAATAGTTCTGACAAATTTCAAGCTATTTGGTCACTAGCCACAGATGCAAAAGGACAACTTTGTTATTTACATAGAACGTATTTGCAAGGGGATAAAAAAGCTCGCCTTGATATTGTGAAGAAAATGACAGCTGTGCAGGAAGATAATTATTTAGAGTATGCAGAGTCCGTTGCGATAAGAATGTTTCCTGTCGATACCACGCTTGGCATTGCTGAAGGTATCGAGACAGCACTTTCCTGTAAACAACTCTATGGCGTAAATACTTGGTCGGTCATCAATACTAATTTCATGAAGAAATTCAAAGCCCCGAAAGGTGTCACTCATCTTGTTATTTTTACCGATATGGATTGGAGCGCGGCAGGTCATGCTGCAGCTATGGAGTGCGCACATAAAAACCTACTTTCTAATAATGATGTAGAAACGGTCAGTGTGAGATGGCCTGATAATGGTGATTTTAATGACATGCTAATAGAAGCTTGTGAGGTAAGAGAGTTAGTATTTTCAAGACAACATAAGGAAGTGGCGTAATGAAATTAGAATCAGCACTAAAGCAATTTTATCCGAAGTCACCTACATTCAGTGATAGCTCTTGCTCTACTTCACCTGACAGATTAAAAGGGATGGATAGCGCTGGGGCACTAGGTATGACAGAGCAACGAGCTAAGTTTGGCATGTCTGCGTTTTTTGCTAAGAATGACGTGAGTGAAGAGGACAAGTTCAGCACCGTAGAGCAGTTAACGCAATACGCACTTAGAGTAACACCCAAGCTGGTGGCGAAATCGGCGGGCAATAAGTTGGGTTACTGTTTAGTGATCCTCGCAAAAATGGCGTTTGAAGATTATGCCCGTTCAGCCGGTTCGGTTTGTGAATGCCAAGTATGTAAAGGTAAAGGCGTGGTTTACAACTGTAAAGATGTTGTTAAGCATTCAGGCATTATCAATTTTAATGGCGATGTTATTGTTGAGCCTAAAGTAAAAAATGAGCTTGTTGGGGAGTTGTGCCAAATCTGCAATGGAAAAGGAAAACTAACCTATCGTTGTCGTTGCAAGGGGCGCGGAAAGGTTTTAGATGAAGAGCAAACAGAGTTACAAGGCGGAGTACCTGTATTTAAAGATTGCCCTCGTTGCTCTGGTAGGGGTTATAAGAGAATGCCCTCTTCAGTCGCATATCAGGCAATAAGACACATAGTACCTGAGTTAACCCAACCAACATGGTCTCGTAACTGGAAACCGTTCTATGAGAAGTTAATCAGCAAATGTTTTAGTGAAGAGAGTAGCGCGGATGCAATATTCAACAAGGTTACAAAATAACTGGTTATACAAACAGTGAAAGCTTGCATTTTGAATAAGATTGCCTTATCATCTTTAAATAGTGGGCGATTTATTACTCAACCACACTAAATTTTATCAAGACCTCGCATCTGCGGGGTTTTTTGCTTTCTAGGCAATGAAAACTCTATTTGCTAGCTTCTATCTTGCACATAGCGGCATTAAAGCGAGTAGGGTTTTCATTGTGGAGAATGCCAAGGCTGATTGGCTAACTTGCATGGGGTATCTGTACTTATCAGGATAGAAGCACACACGCCATAGGGAACCTGAAGGCATACACTCTCAGCGTATGCCTCGATGATACTTCTAATTTTATTAACGTTTAGATTTAGTTTAGTTACTGATCTGAACTTACAGGCTTCGACAGGTCTAAAACCTAACATAAATATGATTATGAGGTATAACATGAGGCTGTTTATATTAGTTTTTGCGGTAATGCTTTCTGCTTGTGCGTCTTCTGGACAGGATTTTAGCAAGGAAAAACCTAAAGATGACCCCTATGCTGATAGTACGCTAAATAGTATTAAAGCTAGTCAGAAGGTGCAAATAGACCGGCAAATATATAAAAGAGGTTATTAATTAAGCAACTATCAATTGCTTAAGGGCTACGCATTGCGTGGCCTTTTTTTTTGTTTCTACCATATCGAACACACTTTCGAAATGTCTTCGTATATGCCGACCACAAAATCAATCACAACACCTCACGTTCACACAAGAGCTGTGAGTCGGCGTTCTATTAACTAATTCCTCCAAATAGGGGGTGAGTATGAATCATATGAAAGAAACCCCTGAATTTTGGGATCAGGTATTTAGTTATCTATCTCAATATAAAGAACAAGGAATGTTTGCTGGTTTGGCTGGAACTGTCGCGATATTGAGAGGGATGTATAACGGAGGTGGGTGGAAGAAGACGCTTTTAGATGGATTCTTATGCGCCTTCTTAGGTTGGTTCGCTAAAGACCTACTCTCTCTTCTTGGTATGAACCCAGACTTAGCTTATTTCACCAGCGTGATGATTGGTTATTGGGGTGTAGAGAAGGCAAGCAATATGATTAAAAATAAAGTGGGGGTGAAAAGTGAGTAAGTTTAGATTAAGCAGGCGTAGCGAAGAAAACCTCCGTGGCGTTCACCCTGATTTGGTTAAAGTAGTACATCGAGCATTAGAAATTACCGATATTGATTTTATGGTGATTGAAGGTAAGCGCAACGAAGCCAGGCAGCGACAATTAGTTGCAAGTGGCAAAAGCCAAACGATGAATAGTCGTCACTTAACCGGCCACGCTGTTGATTGTGCTCCGCTGGTAAATAATCAGATCCCTTGGAACGATTGGTCATACTTTAAAAAAGTAGCTGATGCCATGATGCAAGCGGCGAAAGAGCTAGGTGTCGATATCGAGTGGGGCGGTAACTGGAAAACATTTAAAGATGGTCCTCATTTCCAATTAACCCACAAGGCATATCCGGCATGAGTAAATTAACACCTTGGGTTCCTGTGATTTTATGGGGCGCAATGCTGTTCTTTTCAGTGCTAGCCATGAAAGAAGTTGTTGACCTGAGTAAAAAAAACCAATCACTCACTGAGCAACTTTCACAGCAAGTCGAAATCAACAACGACTATCAAGCACGTATCACTCGATTAAACCAACTCGATATTCGTCATTCACAGGAGTTAGCTAGTGCAAAGAATGAAATCAGCACTCTTCGTGATGCTGTTAACTCTGGCAATAAGCGGGTGTACGTCAAAGCCGAGTGTCCAGCAGTCACCAAGAATTCCACCGAAAGCGGAAGCAATGAAGCTTCCGCACGACTTAACAAAGCAGTTGAACAAGATTATTTACGTCTCAGAGAAATGATAGTCGAGAACGAACAGCAAACTTTGTATTTGCAGGATTACATTAGAACGGAGTGTGTAAATTAAAAAAGCCCATGTGAGGTATGGGCTGAAAAGTAAGGTATTGAACTAGAGGAGAGGATTGTTGTTATAAGAGTAGAGGTAGTATAACGAGGAGACTATCCATTGTCTTTGTGCTACCTCAATAAAAATGCGCTCACATAGAAATGGAGCGCAAAATAAAAATAGGCAAAAAGTTTATATACAATAATGGCTAATCAAATGACTGAATAGATAAAGTCAAATTTCATATACAGAATATACATGGGCGAGATATTAAATAATGATACTAGTCAAAGAATTAAGGATTTGCTATAAAAAGAAATAAAAAAAGCCCTACGTAGGGTACGAGGGCAAACTAGCAAGATATCAATCAAAGTATAGCGATGTTTACTTAGTATAGCTTAGGTAAATATATATACCAGATTGATTATTCTTATCTATCTCCTACCTAAATAAACAGCGTAATATAAAAATAACCCTGTGAGTTTGATTTCACAGGGCGGCTGAATTTAAGCAAAAATAAATACATATTAATCATACTGCTATTTTTATTTCGTGCCAATAGAAGAAAACGTAGCGTTGTCGTTGTCTCCTATGTTAGCCATGACCTGTTTTATTCTCGACAGATAGCGCATAGTGAGAGTCAAAAACAATGAATACCACCGCCTTAGCTATTTTCGGTCATTATCAGCAACGTCAGCTGTAGGTAGAAGAAGGGGCGTGACGATGGAGAGACATCATCTACAAACGTCATTCATTGAGTGGCGTTGATAGAGTTTATATAGATAGCCATCAGTTAATAGCTGGTGGCTTTTTTATTGGAGATAGATATGTCAGATAACACTATTCAATTAAAAGTCTCAGTAGATACCACTGAGTTAGATAGGTTAGAAGAACAACTCACTCGCATTAAACAACTGATGCAAGATGTAGGTATGAAACCTAAATCAATTCCACCTTTCTTCATTCAATCCTCAGGTGAGTTTTTTATTAAAGATGCCCTTATTAATTCGGCTGTGTTCAATGGTGTGCTTGTCAGTAATAAGCTAGAGCAGGACGCTAAGGCTGAGTTGGCAGATTTACGCATGCAAGTTGCTCGACAAGATGCTGCTATCACTGAATTAAAAAGAGTAATGGAAACTCAGCAACAAGCATGGTCACAAGCTGTGAGTGAGTTAAATAACAGAACGTGGTGTAGTCAGAAGTAAAGGTGAGGTTTCTCACCTTATTCATAATTTATAGCGTTAGATTATTTCGCCGAGAAGCCTATGAGTTTCTTCGATAGGGAATTCATCCCAGTAGTATTCTGACATGTATCTTTTGTCAATGGCGGTGGTTTCCCAAAATCCCCTTGTTACTGAAGTTTGATATTCCACTGATTCATCCAAGTTTTCAATACAATCCTTGGCATCACGAGTAAGGGAAAGATTTTTAATTTCGCTATGAAATAGAATGACGATATCTTTTAATTGATACAGTTGTGATTTTACTGGATCTATAGAAAACAAAGTATGCATTGCGTGATATAACGCCTTTCTTTCTAATAATGGTTCAAAATTAGTGGCGTTTTGTCTTCTGTATAATTCAATATAAAGACAAAGTCTGAGCATTTGGTTTACTCGTCTAGCAATTTTTAGTTTTGTTAAAGCGCTAAGATTATCAGTATCAATATTATGTGATTCTATTATTCCTTTTTCGATAATATCTTTGATTTTATGAATACTATGGATATTTAACATGTTAATTCTCCTTTAAGTATAAAGAGAAAATGATAGTAGCCTTTAATATAAAGTCAAAAGGTACTCCCAGCGGGGTACCCTCTCCACGGGGCGGCGCGCACGCGGGAAACGGCTAGTTTTCTGATTTTCATGGTGTCAGCAACAGGTCTCATAATTGATTGATATATATAGATATAAACAGTATTGAGGTGACAATATTATTTAATTGTTGTCACCTCAATGCTATTTATCGTATTGATTTTTATTACAAAACAAGAAAATCACCTGACCAAGTGAGGTGTCGATGTCTAATGTCAGCAATCTGGGAGACGCCTATAACTGGAGTGTTGCAAAGATTGCTGAGGCATTCGGGCTAAACCGAGGCACAGTTAAAAAGAGATTATTAGAAGCTAATGTTCCCATTGCTAATACAGTCAGAGGAAACCCTGTTTATGCATTGCGAGATGTTGGGCCGATAATTTTTGCAGATGACAGTAAAGGTGGGGAAGGGATTCAAGATCCTGACCTTATGTTTCCTAAAGATAGAAAAGATTGGTATCAGTCTGAAAATGAAAGAATTAAATTTGAAACTACATTAAAACAACTTATCCCAGCATCAGAAGTTCATCGAGAAATGGCGGTTATTGTCAAGGCTATTGCTCAGGTTCTGGAAACGTGGCCAGACAGGTTAGAGCGAGATCACGGATGGAGTGCAGAACAATTAGTACAGGTTCAAATTGTTATTGATGAAATGAGAGAGCTGCTATCAAGTGAAGTGAATAATGCAGAAGCGATGGAGGAATAATGACAGTAAGATTTGCTTCCGCTTCATCCATTCGGCGTGATGTATCCACACTATTAAAACCACCCAATAGATTACCTGTTGCCGAAGCTGTTAAGAAATATATGCGTGTTCCTCTTGATGGTGGTAGTTCATTACCATGGGATGATACGTTAACACCTTATATTATTGAGCCTATGAATTGTTTAACATCAAGGCGATATGATGCTGTTATTTTTGTAGGCCCAGCTCGGACAGGTAAATCCCTAGCATTAATTGATGGATGGATTGTTTACACCATTGTCTGTGATCCTGCTGATTTTTTATTAATTCAAATGACAGAGGATAAAGCCAGAGAGCACTCTAAAAAACGGCTGGATAGAACATTTAGAGTAAGTAAAGAGGTATCAAAGCGGTTAAGTCCTCGCACAAACGATAATAACGTTCACGATAAAACATTTAGAGCGGGAAATTACCTAAAAATAGGATGGCCAACTGTCAATATTATGTCGTCATCAGATTATCGTTTTGTTGCTTTAACGGATTATGACCGCTTTCCTGAGAACATTGACGGTGAAGGTGATGCATTTTCACTAGCATCAAAACGGACAACCACCTTTATGTCTGCTGGCATGACGCTGGTGGAAAGCTCTCCTGGTCGTGAAATAACAAATACAAAGTGGAGTCGAACATTGCCTCATGAGGCACCACCCACAACAGGGATTTTATCACTTTATAACCGAGGAGATCGTCGTCGTTGGTATTGGCCTTGCCCACATTGTGGTGAATATTTTCAACCTATAAAAGATAACATGGTTGGGTTTTCATTAACGGACGATCCCTTTGAAGCAGGTAAAAACGCCTATCTTCAATGTCCTCACTGTTTATCAAAGATAGAACATGACCAAAAAAGAATATTAAACAATAAAGGCGTATGGCTAATAGAGGGGCAGTCAATTGATAAAACAGGGAAAATAACGGGAAATCCTCGCTACTCAAGGTTTGCCTCATTTTGGATGGAAGGACCTGCAGCTGCTTATCAAACATGGGCTCAATTAGTGAATAAGTTTGTAGGTGCAGAGCAAGAATACGAATTAACCGGCAGTGAAGAAACATTAAAGTCAGTGACTAATACAGACTGGGGGTTGCCTTATCTGCCGAAAGTTGCACAAGAACAGCGTCAGAGTGATGAACTGATTAATCGCGTAGAAAACTGGGAAGAGTCAGTCGTACCAGATGGTGTGCGGTTCTTGGTTGCCACAGTTGACGTACAGGGCGGTAAAAAACGACGCTTTGTGGTTCAGGTGGTTGGTTATGGTGAAAAAGGCGAACGCTGGGTGATTGACCGCTTTGAAATAACCCAATCCCTACGTTATGACAACAACGGTGAATGCCGTCGAATTGATCCGGGCTCTTATCCTGAGGATTGGCAAGTATTAATCACGGATGTATTAGAGAAAACCTATCCATTGCAACATTATCCTCATCATGAAATGGAAATCATGATGTTGGGCGTGGACTCTGGTGGTGAAGATGGCGTTACTGATAATGCTTATAAATTTTGGCGTCGCTGTCGAAAAGAGGGATTACACCGTAAAGTCTATCTCTTTAAGGGCGACGGGCATAAACGCAGTAAGTTAATTACTAAATCATTCCCTGATAACACCAGTCGTTCTGAACGGCGTGCCCAAGCGAAAGGGGATGTGCCTCTTTATTTACTGCAAACGGATCAACTCAAAGACCGGATCAGTTCTGCGTTATCGCGCGATACCGTCGGACCTAATTATATTCATTTCCCTGATTGGCTGGATGAATCGTTCTATGACGAGTTGACGTATGAAGAGCGTGATGAAAAAGGGCATTGGGAAAAGCCGGGGCGAGGCGCTAATGAGGCATTTGACCTGATGGTTTACGCTCATGCCTTGGTGATATTAAAAGGGTACGAGAATATTAATTGGGAAAAACCGCCTAAATGGGCGAGATTGCCTGATGTAATGCTTTCCTCATCCCCGCCAATTGCCGATATCGCCACAGAGCCTGAAATAAAACCCTCACCCGAAACCCAAAAACAGGAAACGCCTGCCGTATCAGCATGGGCACCGGTATCAAACAGCGGAGGCTGGATATGACGAAAGAAGAAATTGAACACATGATTGAGCAATACCGTTTAGCGGAAGAGGCGGTATTAAAAGGCAAATCCATCACCTTTAATGGGCAAGCCATGACAATGGAAAATCTCAACGAGATCATCAAAGGTCGTGAGCGTTGGGAATCTCGTTTATCGGCGTTGATATCACGAAAACGAGGTAATCCAATGTATAAATTAGCGAGGTTTAGATGACATTATTAGACAGCGCCATTGGTTATTTCGCCCCAAACTGGCAAGCTTCGCGCCTCCGCTCTCGCTTACAAATTAAAGCCTATGAAGCCGTTTTACCCACTCGTACTCATCCCGCTAAACGTGAAAATCGTAATGGTAACCAACTGACTCAATTTGGTGGCACATCATTACGGGAGCAAGCGCGATGGCTAGATAACAATCATGATATCTCTATCGGCATTCTCGATAAGATGGAAGAGCGCATTGTCGGGGCAAAAGGCATTATTGTTGAGCCTCAGCCCTTAGATGGCGCTGGGCAAATCCATGAGGATTTAGCGTCGCAAATTCGTCAAGCCTGGGTGGAATGGTCCGTGTTACCCGAAGTGACAGGGCAATTTAGTCGCCCTGTATTAGAACGTTTATTGGTGAGAACGTGGCTACGTGATGGTGAAGTCTTTGCTCAGCTCGTCAAAGGTAAAGCCAAGGGGTTAGATCCTCAAGCCAATATCTATTTTTGGCTCGAAGCCTTAGAGCCTGACTTTGTGCCTATTCACATGAATATGCCAGAAAGTAAGATTATCCAAGGCATTAAGTTCAATGAGTGGGGGCGACCCACAGGGTATCAGGTATATAAAAACCTCCCCCAATTCAGTGCCAATTTGGGGGATATCAAAACCATCGATGCTGAAAATATGTTGCACTTGAAGTTCACTCGTCGGCTTCATCAAGCGCGGGGTGTCAGTTTGTTTTCGGGGATCTTAATGCGCTTAAGTGCGTTAAAAGATTACGAAGATGCGGAATTGACCTCCGCACGTATTGCAGCTTCATTGGGGATGTACATCAAAAAAGGGGATGCCGGCTCTTTCCCTGAAGGTGACTACGACGAAGATGAGCAACGTAATATTGATATTCAGCCGGGCATGATTTACGACGGTTTAAAGCCGGGTGAAGAAGTGGGCATGATCAAATCAGACCGCCCCAACCCTAATCTACAAACCTTTCGCAATGGTCAATTACGTGCGGTTTCTGCGGGCAGTCGGGGTAGTTATTCCAGTATCGCCCGTGACTATAACGGCACATATAGCGCTCAACGACAAGAGCTGGTGGAGTCATTTGAAGGCTATAACATTTTTCAAGACACCTTTGTGGCGGGCATTAGCCGTCCGATGTATCGCAATTGGTTAAAAATGGCGATAGCCAGTGGTGTGGTTGCTGTGCCTCCTGATGTTGATGCTAAATCCCTGTTTAATGCGGTTTACAGTGGCCCTGTGATGCCGTGGATTGATCCGAAGAAAGAGTCTGAGGCATGGAAAACCTTATTACGCGGTGGTGCGTCAACAGAAAGCGACTGGATACGTGCCAAAGGGGGCAACCCTGCGGATGTGAAGCGTCGTCGTAAAACCGAAATTGACGAAAATAAACGATTAGGACTGGTATTTGATACTGATCCTGCTAATGACAAAGGGGCACAAGATGCTAAACAACAAGAAATCGATGACGATGCCTAAAATGTCGGGACCAGCAAATCAAAAAAGCTGGTTTCGCATGCAGGCTAAAGAAGACCAAACTGCGGATATCTATATTTATGATGAAATCGGTGGGTGGGGAATTAGCGCAAGACGCTTTACGGAAGATTTACTCTCGCTGGGTAATCTCAGTCATATCAATCTGCATATTCACTCTCCTGGTGGTGAGGTGTTTGATGGTATCGCCATTTATAACCAACTTAAAAACCATTCGGCAACAATCACGGTTTATATCGATGGATTAGCGGCTTCGATGGCATCAGTCATTGCGATGGTCGGGGATACGGTCATTATGCCGAAAAATGCCATGATGATGATCCACAAACCGTGGGGCGTTTCATGGGGGGATGCGAATGATATGCGTGAATATGCTGACTTGCTCGATAAGTTAGAAAACGTACTTATTCCTGCTTATGTGGCTAAAACAGGAAAAACAACAGAAGAAATTACTGCCATGTTAGAGCAGGAAACATGGCTGGATGGTGACGAGTGTGTTGAACACGGTTTCGCCGATAAAGTGATTGAGCCAGTAAAAGCAATGGCAAGTCTTACATCTAAACGAATTGAGGAATTTTCATCTATGCCAAGTGCAATTAAAAATCAAATTACCCCTAAAAACACCACGAGTCCTACACAACCTCATCCAACTCCAGTGCCAGCACCGGAGCCACAACCTAGCGCCACCTATGCTGACGAACAAGCGCGATTAAATGGGATTAAAGATTTATTTGCCATGTTCGGTGGTCGTCACAATGATTTGATGATTACTTGTTTAGCGGATGCGAGCTGTTCTATTGAGAAAGCGCGTGAGCAATTACTTAACACGGTTGCACAACAACAAAATCCTGAACCATCAAATAAAGGTAATGCGCATATTTACGCTGGAAACGGCAATATCGTGGGTGACAGTGTGCGTGCCTCTGTGATGGCGCGTGCGGGTTATCAAGATTATGAAAAAGATAACGCCTTTAATAGCATGACATTGCGTGAGTTAGCACGCGCATCACTGACGGAGCGTGGCATCGGTGTGGCTACGTATAATCCAATGCAAATGATTGGAATGGCATTTACGCACAGCACGTCTGACTTCGGTAATATCCTGCTGGATGTCGCGAATAAAGCGATTTTACTGGGTTGGGAAGAAAATGACGAAACCTTTGAAAAATGGACGAAAAAAGGGCAACTCAGTGACTTTAAAACCGCACATCGTGTTGGGTTGGGGGCATTCCCTTCATTACGTGAAGTGCGTGAAGGTGCTGAGTATAAATACGTTACGTTGAACGATAAAGGTGAAACCATTGCGCTAGCGACTTACGGTGAATTATTTAGTATTACCCGTCAAGCCATCATCAATGATGACATGAATATGCTGACGGATGTGCCAATGAAGTTCGGTCGTGCAGCGAAAGCCACTGTCGGTGATTTGGTGTATGCGGTGCTTATCGACAATGAAAAAATGAGCGATAAAAAAGCACTATTTAGTGCCGATCATAAAAACATGATCACCGGCGGGATGGATGTAGAAACCATCAGTACCGGGCGAACCGCTATGCGTCAACAAAAAGAAGGTGAGCGTACACTCAATATTCGTCCTGCGTTTATGTTGGTACCGACCACACTGGAAACACAAGCTATCCAAGTGGTTAAATCAGGCAGTGTGAAAGGCGCAGATGTTAATGCCAATATCATTAATCCAGTCCGTGATTTAGCGGAAATTATTGCTGAACCTCGTTTAGATGAAGCGAGTACAAAAGATTGGTATATGGCCTCACGTCAAGGTAGCGACACCATTGAGGTGGCGTACTTAAACGGGATTGATGTGCCGTATATTGATCAGCTTGAAGGTTTTACCTCAGACGGTGTTACCACAAAAGTGCGTATTGATGCGGGTGTAGCGCCAGTTGATTATCGCGGTCTGCTGAAAGTAACGGGTAAGTAAGACGTCTTTTTTCTTCGTTTTATCCTGATGCCCTGATGGGCTTTTTTTATATCTAAAATCCGGTGCTTCGGCATCGGAAGGAGTTTTTATGGCTAAAAATTATGTACAACAGGGTGGCACGATTGCCCTAATTAACAGCACAAAAGAGATCATTAAAAGTGGTCAACTGGTACACGTTGGCACTATTGCTTGTGTTGCGATCACGGATATTCAACCTAACGAAACCGGTGATGGTTTTGCAGAAGGTGTTTTCTTGCTGAACAAGAAAGCCGGTATTGCCTTAAAAGCCGGTGCGACGGCGTCCGTTAAAGACAATGTCGTGGTGGATACAGGTGGTACACCTGCCGGTGTGGTTTGGGATGATGCGGATGCATCGAGTGAAAATGTCACCGTTAAACTCAATGTCTTTGTGCCATCAACTGCCTCCCCTCAAAGTTAAGGTCAATACCGATGAATCCATTTGAACGGTTGGTAAAAAGAATGGATAACGTGACCCAAGAACGGATGGGGATTCCCATCCGTATAAATGGTGTTTTTTATCAAGCACTCGAATCTCACTTTATCCCTGAATTGGGACCGATGAGTGGTGATGGGGTGAGTTATGTTATTTTTTCGTCAACCTATCAACCTGACCGTAAGGATACTGTTGAAATTGAGGGCAAAACTTACCAAATCACTCGATATCAAAAGTTTAATGGTAAGCCACATATTTGGATTAAATAGGTGGGTGATATGAAAGGGTTAGAGCAAGCCATCAAAAACTTGAATAGCATTAATGATGAAATGGTACCGAAAGCAACGGCAATGGCGATCAACCGTGTTGCTCGCCGTGTCATTAGCCATAGTGTTAAACGGGTTTCAGCTGAAACTAAAGTGCCTCAACGCCTGATCCGTCAACGTGTTCGACTTAGTCGAGCGAGCAGTCGCTATAAAACGCCTCGTGCTAGATTAGTGATAAACCGGGGTAATTTACCCGCCATTGCTTTGGGTAGTGCTCGCGTTCAACTATCAAGAAAACGAGGTAATCAGAAAGGAGCTGGGAGTGTGTTGAAAGTGGGCAAATTTTCTTTTCCTAATGCCTTTATTCAACAGCTTGATAATGGGCGCTGGCATATTCTTCAGCGCGTTGGTCAAAGCCGTTATCCCATCGAAGTGGTTAAAATTCCGCTCGTCACACCGTTAACAACGGCTTACACCGAAGAGTCAGAGAAGCTTATTGAATCTGATATGCCTAAAGAAATGGCATCAGCATTAAAGCAACAATTACGGCTTTATATAAAAGGGAGGGTTTGGTGATCAAACACACACAGATCCGACACGCAATTAAAGAGGCGATTGAGCCTCATGCCAATGGGGCGACAGTATTTGATGGTCGCACTTTTTTTGTGGATGAAAACGACTTCCCAGCGATTGCTGTGTATATCACCGATGCTATTTCAACAGGTGAAAACCTCGATGAAGACAGCTGGCAAGCGATTGTTCACATAGAAGTTTTTCTCAGTGCGAATAGTCCTGATGCTGAATTAGATAAATGGATTGAGGCTGTGATTTATCCCGCACTGACCTCCATTCCCGCACTGTCCGATCTTATCGAAAATATGACTCCTAATGGCTACGACTACCATCGTGATGAAGAAATGGGGTTATGGGGTTCAGTCGATCTCAATTATCAAATTAGTTACTCAATGTAAAAGGAATCATTATGCCTACACCAAACCCATTGGCACCCGTAAAAGGTGCTGGTACCACGCTTTGGATTTATAGCGGTACCGAAGATCCATTAAAAGCGCCGTTTGATGATACAGATTGGACGCGACTGGCGAAAATTAAAGAGTTACAGCCGGGTGAAATTACCGCAGACAGTTATGACGATACCTATCTTGACGATGAAGATGCAGATTGGAAAGCGACTGCTCAGGGGGAAAAATCAGCAGGTGAAGCCAATATTACGCTGGCATGGAAGCCGGGTGAGCAAGGACAAAAAGATCTGGTTGATTGGTTCCAACTGGGTGATGTTCGTCACTATCGCATTCGTTATCCGAATGGGGCGGTTGATATTTATCGTGGCTGGGTTAGTTCGCTGGGAAAAACAGTGCCCGCAAAAGAAGTAATCACCCGCACGATTAAGATCACTAATAGTGGTCGTCCAGCTCTTGCTGAAGAAATTAAATCAGCGTCAGAGCAAGGAAAAAGTGCTCCCGTTATTAAAAAAGACAATGAATAAAAGGTAACAGTATGTTTTTAAAGAAAAAAGAGTTTACTTATGGTGGTAATTCTGTTGCGTTATATGAGTTATCAGCACTACAACGCATTGAATACTTTGATTTTTTAGTCGAGCAAGCAGAAAAAAACGACGATATTGAAAAAGTAGAAGGCGTTAAAAAAACCGCCCTGATTATTCGTGCAAACACAGAATCGAATGCCTGGTTAGTGTCTCGTTCATTAGCGCACGGTGGATCAGATGATGTTGAGCAAATTTACAATGATGTTCTTTCTACATGGAATCCGGAAGCACTTGGTCTTGCAGCTAAAGAAGTGCTGGTGATTAGCGGAATGGCGCAAACTGAAAACACGGAAAATGAAAATATTCACAGTGATGCACAGGAAGAGTCACTGGAAAAGTAGTCGCCCGTGAACATCAATTTATCCTGCGTTTGTCACATGAATTTAAACGTGCTGATTGGCGCAGGATGCTCAGCGAAATGACAGCGACTGAACTCGCTGATTGGTTACACTTCTTTAATGAAACTCCCTTCACCCTCCAACTCATTGATCATGCTTTTTCTGGACTTAACTTCACTGTCGCCAGTATTTTTGGTGGCAGTGATAATTTATCGCCAGAGGATTTTAGCGTGTTGTTACGAAAACCCGCTGTTGATATGGACGATGAAACCATGATGGCGGTCAGTGAAGGGATAGCGGGCGGAGTACGATATGAGCCAACAAATAGCCGATCTCACGATTAACTTAGGCGCTGAGACAGCAGATTTCAGCCAGCAAATGGGGCGTGTTGAACGTCAACTGCAAGAAACCGCAGAAAAAGCCGAAGCCAGTCAACGACGCATGGCTCAACTGGTTGAACAGCAAGTGCAATCTGCTCGCAGTTCTGCAGAGAGTACTGCGCAATCTCTTCAAGAACTTAACAATCAACAAGAAATTTCTCAGCAACAACGAGCGGATTATTATCAGCGGATCGCACAGGAAGAAGCGCGTGCAGCTATTGAATCACGCAAACAAGCCGATGCTTTTTTAGAGCAAGCTCAAAGTGTTGGGCAAACGAGAAATGCACTCGAACAACTCACTGAGGTTTTAAATAAATCAACAAAGGCTTATGACAAGCTCAAAATTACAGGTGAGCAGTTTGCCGAAATTCAGAATGTCACTAAATCAAGAATAAGGGCAATACAAGATCAGCAAGACGCGAATACTGAGAGATATTATAAACAAATTGAAGCCGTTAAAGGCCTATCCGGCAGTGAATCGGCGTTAAGAGCGATTCAGGCTCAGTTAAACCAAGAAGTGAAAAAAGGCACTATCCATCAGCGCGATTATCAGGTGCTTATTTCTGCTATTACTTCAGAGTCAATGAAGTTACGCCGAGAAGAAGAGTCTCTAACACAACAAAAAACACGGTTTATTCAGCGACTAAAAGAACAGGTTGCCACTCAAAATTTAAGTCGTGAACAGATGTTGCGTTATCAAGCTTCTCAACTTGGCGTCAGTTCTTCAGCCGAGATCTATATTCGTCGATTATCTGAATCGAACAAAGAAACTAAAGAGTTTGATAAAAACAGCAAGTCATTATCTGGTCGTCTTCAAGGTATTGCCAACTCCTTTAATATGGGCTCACTGGTTCGTGGTGGTATTTGGGGAGGAATTACTGCCGGTCTAACGGGCGTGGCAAAATTAGCTTATGATGCAGAAAGAGAGTTTTCTCAATTTAATAAGCAGTTGATCTTAACAGGTAACTACGCCAATAAGTCAGCCAGCCAATTAAATGAAATGGCACGGACACTGGCTGGTGGCGGTATTACGCGTGGTGAAATGGCATCATCCATTTCGAGTGTTGTCGGTACAGGCGTATTTTCAAATAATGAGATTTCCCGTGTTTCAAAAGCGGCCGCACAGATGAATTACATCACAGGGCAGGCGATTGATACCACGATTGATCAGTTTAAACGCTTGCAAGATGAACCGCTTCAAATGTCGCTTGAATTAGAAAAAGCGAATCACCATCTCACAGCATCCCAATTAGAGCAAATCAGAACGCTCGAATTGCAAGGTAATAAAACCGAAGCAGCACGATTGGCAATTGATGCTTATGCGCAATCTATCAATGATGGTGCTAATGATATCTCGAGTAGTTTAGGAATATTAGAGTCTGCATGGGTACGCATCCAAAATGAAGCAAAAAAAGGCTGGGACGCCATGCTTAATATAGGGAGAGAAAGGACTCTAAAGGATGAAATACGTGAACATGAAGAAATGTTGGTCAGTTTCCAGTTAAATCCATTTACTGAGAAACTGCATTACGATAGAACTGGGCAAACTGTTGAGGATGTTAAGGCTAATTTAAGCAAACTAAGGGATCAACTCTATGATTTAGAGAAACCTGAAAAAGAATCTCAAGCTATAAAAAACAATGAGCAATTAGAAGTGAACCAAATCAGGTTACAAGAAAAATGGCGAAGTTTTTATAGTTGGGAGACTCAAAGGTTACAAAAATTAGCGGAATTAGAAAAAGAAAAACATGCACTAACACAGGAACAGTATGAAGAAGCTAAGGCGATGATTAATTTTCGCTTAAGAGATCGTCAAATGCCGGGTACTGGTAAAGGCAAGGGATATGTTGTACCTGCTGGCGATCGTGAAGAGGAAAAAGCTTCTCGTGATTTACTCTCATTACAAGCCCAGTTAGAAATTCTTAAAAAACATCAAAGCGCTAATGATGTTATCAGTCAACAACGCAAGGATCTTCAAAAAGAGCAGGCACAATTTGCAATTTTAGAAGAAGCGCAATTGACGCGCCGATTAACTAACGCCGAAAAATCTTTATTATCAAATAAAGAAAATATTCTTGCTCAAAAGGAAAAACTTGCATTAGTGGGTGATGAAGTTGCTTTGCAAGAGCGTTTAAATAAGATGCAAGATCAGGCTGATAAATACATTGCTCAACAATCGGAAAAACGTAAAGCGATTGAAGAAAGTATGGGTAAATCAGCAAGAGAGCAACAACGTTACTTAGAACGCGCTCAACTTCTTGCAGGTCAAAAAGAGAACCCACAGCTAAACAATATGTTAGCCGAGCAACAAAAAACCTATGAAGTTGAAGATCAGAAGCGTGCTGATTGGTTAGCGGGTGCCCAAACAGCATGGGGCAATTATAAAGACACCGCGCTTGATGTTAACTCTCAAGTGCAAAATGCAACATCGATGGCACTCAATGGGTTTAGTAGCCAGTTAACCAACGTGTTATTTGAAGGTGAAGCCAATTTCAAAGATTTTACAAAATCAATCCTCAAAATGCTAACTGATATTTTAATTAAAATGTCTTTAGTCAAAGGAATAGAGGCGATGGGCTTTGGTTTTGGTGCTCCTGTTGCTAATGCGGATGGTGGTGTTTACAACTCAGCCAGCTTAAGTGCTTACAGTGGACAGATTGTGCATAAGCCCACCATGTTTGCTTTTGCAAAAGGTGCGGGTTTGATGGGAGAGGCAGGCCCAGAAGGTATTTTCCCTCTACGACGTGGTGCTGATGGAAAGCTGGGTGTTATTGCGAAAATGCCTAATCAGGGAGGAGGTGTTACTCAGCATTATCATATTAATATTCAAAATGACGGTAGCAATGGTCAGATAGGGCCTGAAGCATTGAAAAAAGTTTATGAAATCAGTAAGCGAGGTGCTCAGGACTATATTATGAGCCAACGTCGGGATGGTGGAGCTATGTAGATGGAAACATTTAAGTGGAAAGTTAAACCTGATATGAAAAAGGAGTTTGAGCCTCGAGTAAAATCAGTGAAATTTGGCGACGGCTATGAACAGCGTCGCCCTGACGGTATTAATAATAATCTAAAAAAATACAATGTAACGCTGATCTATATAAATAGTGAAAGTTTGCAGATTGAATCATTTTTAGAAAAACATGCTGGTGTTACTGCATTTTTATGGAAGCCACCTCATCAATCAGAATTAATTAAGGTACTATGTCGAAAATGGTCGTCTTCAGTAGGGATGATAAGAACTGAAATAACGGCTGAGTTTGAACAGGTTGCGTCTTGATTAGTTTTTGTGGCTTTAGCAAATATTTTAATAGCGAGGATATTATGTTTATATTGAGGTTGCTGGTCTTAATTTTTTTAGTTTTTTATAGTTACTCAATGGGACAAATACCTTCTGCTGGGTTAAATGATTTTGGTAAGTTAATATCATTATCATTTTTTATTTTTGCTCCCTTATTATACATCTTACCTTTCATCGAATCTAAAATTCGCAAGAAAAAAAACAGCAATCAAATACTGGCATTAAATGTCTTAGCTGGCTGGACGTTTATTGGTTGGATTGTTAGTTATGTTTGGGCTTTGGGGAATAACAACGAAAAAAATTCAGATATAAATGATGATAAAGCTGATTCATCTAAAGTAGAGAGAAAAACTAAACAATGCCCTTATTGTGCGGAAGATGTATTAGAGGCCGCAATAAAATGCAAGCATTGCGGTAGTGATCTACCAATTAAAGATAATAAAAATTAAATAACCTTTCTGTTAACAAACCACCTTCGGGTGGTTTTTTTATTGGAGTTAATATGCAACATATTCCTCCTGAAATGCGAATTAGTGTTACCGAACTCTCCTCTACTGATGCCTTACTTGAGCTTTACGAATTTGATTTAACCAAAATAGGTGGTATTCGGTACCGCTTTTTTGATGGACTCAATCAGCGTAAAGAACCGTTAATCTGGCAAGGAAACACCTATGAGCCTTACCCCGTGAAAGGCGAAGGATTTACCTTTAATGGCAAAGGCCCCTCAGGGCGACCCACCATTACATTATCGAATTTATTCGGGCTGATTACAGGGATTGCCAGTCAGCTAGATAGTGCAATTGGTGGGCTGGTGGTACGTCGCATTGTCAGTACCCAATTTTTAGATGCGGTCAATTTTCCTCATGGCAATCCTAATGCCGACCCATCACAAGAGATTGTGACACGCTGGATCATTGAGCAGATGACCAGTTTAAATTCAGTGGCCGCTACTTTTATGTTGGCGACACCCAGTGAAACCGACGGGTTAATGCTTCCTGGTCGCGTGATCTTGTCGGATATCTGCCCTTGGGGATATCGCTCAGAAGAGTGCGGATATAAAGGTGCTCCTGTTGCCGATGAATGGGGAAATCCAACTACCGATCCGTTAAAAGATAAATGCGGTAAGCGTCTGAGTGACTGTAAGTTACGAAAAAATGAGTCACGTATAGGCGCGTTTGTCTCCACGTCCCGCATTGGTAACAGTTAATTCCCTTCTAAGGTGTTTCTTATGATTGAGCAAGCAATTTTGGCGCAGGCAAAAGAGCAAGCGCCATCGGAGGCATGTGGTTTATTAATAAGTACCGCGCAGGGTGAACAGTATTTACCTTGCGTTAATCAGCATGCCGATCCGAAAAACCACTTTACGATTTCTTTTGATGATTTTATTCGCGCCGAACAGCAGGGCGAGGTGATCGCGGTTGTGCACAGTCATCCTGAAGGCCAACAGTACCTCAGCACATTAGATAGACAACTGCAGGTGAACAGCGCATTGCCGTGGTGGGTGGTCTGTGATGAAAAAATTCACTGCTATCAGCCAGTGCCTCATCTATTAGGTCGCCAATTTATTCATGGCTCAATAGATTGTTACGGGTTGTTTCGAGACGCTTATCATTTGGCAGGACATGATCTGCCTGATTTTGAGCGTCACGATAATTGGTGGCGACAAGGCAAAGAGTTATATCTCGATAATATGATAAGCAGTGGTTTTCGGCAGGTAAAAAGAGAAGCCCAACCCGGCGATATTATTTTGTGTTGTTATGCCAGCTCTCGCGCCAACCACGCGGGGATCTATTTAGGCAATCAAACAATTTTGCACCACATTCCAAACCAACTTAGCAAACGCGAGGAGTATAACGAACGATGGCAACGAATGACGCACTCAATCTGGCGTTACCGCGATTGGCAACCTTCCGACTTTACGGGAATTTGCAACGATTTGGACGTCGCTTTGATTTAAATGTAAATACTGCCTCTGAAGGGCTTCACGCGCTTTTTATTCAAATCCCCGCATTACGCCTCGCCATTCGTGAGGGTTGGTATCAAGTCCGCATTGCGGGTACTGATATTTCCCCGCAAGAAATTCACCAAAAATTCAATGAAACCTTACCTGATAATGCGGTCGTCCATATTGTGCCGAAATTATCAGGGGCTAAAACCGTCGGTGTTTTTCAGTTTGTTGCGGGTGCTGCCTTATTTTCATTGGGATGGTGGGGACCTGCGTGGATCTCCGCAACCGTTGCCACATCTTTGATGGCGGGTGGTGCAGCCATGATGATTGGTGGTGTCGCTCAAATGCTGATCCCCGCGCCTAAACCCCCTAATTTATCTCGTGGCGATGAGGAAAAAGGCAATACCTATTTT